CTGCCAAATGGCAAGGCCACAGACACGGCAAAGGCCGCCCCATCGATGTCAGCTCTTTTTGCTTGAGCGCCGATAGCGTAATTGCCTCGATTGTCTTTGCTCTTTGTGACGTGGTCAATTGTCAGAATGCCTGCGCCACCGATTCGAAGGGGCTTTAAGACCTTCTGTGAGAAGTGAGTAGCATCTTTATTTTTCTCTAAATCTAAGCCAAGTAAGTTCATAGCTGCATTGACCCCATCAACGACAATGAGAGTGGGCAGATAAGCCATAATCTGAGTTCTCATAATCTCGCCAATACCCTCGCCAAGTGGCTCATCAGGATTGGCGTATCTAAACATTTTGAACTTATCTTGCTTGACCCTCAAGGTTTTTAAGCGATTCAGGATAGAGCGAGCTGAATCTTCGAAGTCTAAATAAAAGACGATGTTGTTCTTCTCAAGCTCTTGTCTGATGGCTTCAAGAGCTATCCAAGTCTTGCCTGATTCAGACTCGCCAAAGATGGCATTTATCTTGCCTGCATAGAGCAGACAGTTGCCATCCTCTCGTCTTAGCATTGAAGGCGGCTCTTCTTCTTCTAACTCAGACTCGCCAATCTCTTTTGGAATCCAAGAGGACTCTTTGATGTTGCCTTCCTCATCGTGAAGTTGAACAAGTGAAGGTGAGTGAACTTCTAGGCTTGTTAACTCTTTGCGTGCCTCGCCATAGCCCTGACTTCGCAGGGCGCGGGCAGAGGCGGTGAAATCTCCTTGATGCTCGACAAGTGTGAAGATGGCAAACTTTGAATAAGAGCGTTCAGGGTCAAACTGTGTTGAGCTGCTAAAGCAGAAGAACTTGTCATTGCCTGCGTGATTTGTTGTGGCGCTGATACCTTCAGACTTGCCTGGTCGCCTCCAACTCGTCACACCTGCCTTGTTGGTATAAACCTTCTTCCAACCTAGAGGCTCTAAGACCTGCTCCCAAGTGACTTTGGCGTTGTAATCATCGCCAGGGGTTAAATTGCCACCTTTTGGCGCAAGTTCCTCGGTGACAAACTCAACCTTTGGAACGCAGTCAAATGTTGCAAAGAGTTGATGTAGCCCTTGGCGCTCGGCGACTGTCAGTGTCGGAATAGACTTGGCCGAGCCGACCAACATTGTCCACGCTCCGCCTGACGGGTGGCAGGTGCCATTGGTCGGTGCGACAATGACAAAGCCTCCCTCGCCTCTTGTTTCGGCTAAGACCTCGACTTTGTCCTCATCTCCTGGCTTTCTTGCAAGTTTTGTATTGCCAGGAACTTCTCCGTCAATGCGATAGAGCCAATGAATCCCGCCTGATGGAGTCATTTCAACATAACCATTGTTGATTCGATCCCATACTTCGCCAAGGCCCGCGTTGCCTGCCATCTCTTTCAAATCTAAGTGCATCTTGTCGGCGACAGCTCTGCCTTCAAGTTCTAACATCTCTAAATTGCCTGAAACTTTTCCACAGATAACACCAACGCCTTGGGCATCAGCAAACCAAGTCATCAACTCTGCTGTTGTCGGCCTAGTTTCTTGATATTGCTTCCAAGAGGCAATGCCAGGGCGCTTGGTGCCATCGGTTGCCACCGGCACAACCGAGATGCCTTGGTTAGCAAACTCTAAGGCTGTTAGAAGTATGTCTGTTTTCATCCCCATAATGTTGGCCCCTTGCCATCTAGTCGAGTAAGAGCAAGTTTTACATACTCAGGATTTAATTCAATGCCAACGAAATGACGATTGTGGCGTTCGGCAACAACACCGACAGTGCCACTGCCCATAAACGGGTCAAGGACTAAATCATTTTCACGACTGCCAGCCAAAATACAAGGTTCAACCAGTTTTTCTGGCATAACCGCAAAATGAGCGCCCTTATATGAAGCGGTCGGAATAAACCAAACATCTCTTTTATTTCGACCTTCAGGATTTACAAATCGCTTGCCCATTACTTCAACATTGATGCCTTGAGGTGAAGTTTTTGCACTTGGTCTGTTTGTTTTCCAACCTGATAAAGCTCTTTTCAAAGATACTTCTGAAACAGGCTCTTTGATAGCAATATGGTCATAATAATACTTTTGAGATTTTGTAAGAAGAAAAAGATATTCGTGACTTTTAGTGCATCTATCCCTAACAGATTCAGGCATCACATTTGGCTTTGCCCAAATAATGTCTTGGCGCAAATACCAACCTTTTTCTTGTAGCGCAAATGCCACTCGCCAAGGTATGCCCACAAGGTCTTTATCTTTTAAGCCATAAGACTTAGGCGATGCTTTTGGCTGTCGTATTTCTTGCGCTCCATCGTGATTTGCACCCACCGAACTTTTTGCTGATTTATGCCCGCCGGTATGCACACTCGCATAACTATCTCCTAAATTAAGCCATAGTGTGCCTGTTGATTTGAGGACTCGATGTATCTCATCAAAAACCTTTACTAATGAATTCACATATTCTTGCGGAGTAGGTTCGTGTCCTATCTGCTTATCTAAACCATAATCGCGCAACCCCCAATATGGTGGCGAGGTCACTACTGTTTGGATACTCTCATCAGGCAGTGTCTTTAATTGCTCAAGGACATCGCCTATTAGAATTTGTCTTTTCATCTTTCCCCCGTCATTAGTTAAAGCAACCGACCTTTCATTTCTTCAATTGCGAACTCAATGCGAGTCTTAGCAATTGGCAGATATTCATCCGTTAATTCAATTCCGATGAACTCAAACCCTTCATACATCGCAGCCTTGCCAGTCGAACCTGAACCCATAAATGGATCAAGAACGATGCCGCCAGGCGGTGTCACTAGGCGACAGAGATAGCGCATTAGCTCGGTTGGTTTTACTGTTGGGTGAAAATTCTTGAAATCTTTACCACCTCGACCAGTTCCAGCAAAAGGTGTTTCAATTCCCTTTGTGTTTTCGTAATTGGGTCTGTGGCTTTCATAGGCAGGTCTTTTGTTCTCAAACCCATCCAACCCTTCATTCCTGTCGCGCTTGCTTGCCTTGGCGCAGTAGAAAAAGCGAGCGGCGCTGCCTTTTCCATCTTTTTCACCTTGACCAAAATACTCAGATTTTCCGCCACCAAATTCGCCATAACCTGTGACTTTTGTTTTTGCCCAATGACCACCACCAGCGTTTGTAGGAAACAACTCAACAACCTCGTCACTGCCATCGTGAATGACATTGGCGGGCCAACGGCCTGTGTGATTTTGATAAGTAGATGTGTCGCTACCGCGATTAGGTTCACCACCTGCGAAAGTTCCTTTGGGCGCGTGATGGGTTGAAACTATTTCATTCCCCACCCGACTCCCATCAATGTTCAACCCGCCGGTGCCATAGGTCAGCACATTGGCAGCGACAGTGCCGATGAGAGGCTTGCGGGCGACAACGATGGGTTCGTGCGCAGGCTTTAACGCTGTTCCCCAGCCCTGCCATTGCTTCGCCTCGGCGGAAACAGCATCGTGTCGCATTTCATCTCTTGAATCACCCTGTATTTCAGGGTCACGCAAATCTCTGCCACCATATTCGCCTGCAACCTTAAATGCTTTTCCAACTTTTACTTCAACACCCGCGTTCTTATCTAAAGTCTTTGCAATGTTATGCGACTTAGGGAACCCACTGCCATAAATCCACATAATCTGATCGCGGATTTCAAAGCCTGCATCCTCGATGGCAACTGCCATTCGGTGATAAGTGCGAGAGCCTGAGAAGGCGAGCAAGTGACCGCCAGGCTTTAACACCCGCATTACTTCTTGCCATAACTCAACAGAGTAGGCAACACCTGTTGCATCCCAACTCTTGCCCATAAAGCCAAGCTCATAGGGCGGGTCGGTGACGACAGAATCAATGCTGTTATCAGCCAATTTCTTTAACACCTCACGATTATCGCCGTGATGTATTTGGTATGACATTTCTCCCCTTACTTGCTAATCGAGTGCAGTGGCAGGAATCGAACCTGCCGATGAATGACCCCGTATCTCATCGCTCCCAAGCCCTGCGGTGGTTATCAGTGGAAAGGTTGCACCGATAACCTATGACATCAGGCGGTGACGGAAGGAAAACCGCCTGATTCAAAGTGTTTAAGGCTTCGCTCCTAATTGAGCAAGTAGAGCTGCGACTTCAGGTGATAAACCTTCTAATCCCGCAGGCACAGGCACAGGCGCAGGCGTTGCCACCGGCGCGGGCTTAGCCCCTGATGAAAGATAGGCATTTGCCTTTATCAATGCTTGCGCATCTGTTGTGGCATCGAGCAAAATCCAAGGCGCGCTCTTGCCAGGCTTGGCAGTGCCTTGGCCTATGCGAGCCAAGACCTTGCTTCCGATTTTTGTCTTTAGCGAATTGCGTAGTGCGACATTGAACCAAAGCAAAGAACTATATTCTGTGTTTGTATCAAGGTCATAGACATTGACTTCGACTGCCTCGGCTATGCCGTGCACAGTTTGAATCCCTGTCTTGTATTCAGTAGGTGTGATGATGAGCAAGTGATTGGCAAGGTCTGCCACTTTCACTGACTCGCTTTGTGATCCTGGTGATGCGAAGGTCATTCCCCCGACTCCTTTTCTGTTTGTTTGTTCATTTCATCTTCTTCATTATTTTTTACTATGTCATTGATTGTGACTTCAATGTCGTTTTCATCAGCTTCTTCAGTTGTTTCAATCCAGCAATAGCCAACAGAGCCACCGCGCATACCAATTAGCCAAGCGACAGAGTTGAGGATTCTTGCTTCCCAATGCTTCATTGGACTAATTACGAGTCGCGGTTTCACCGAAGCATCCTTTCGAGAGGTCTTTTGAATAAGGCAAAAAGTAAGGACAATAGTTGCAGAGTCGATTTGCCTTTGCTGGAATCTTCTCCCACATCTGCGGGTTGTTTTCAACATCAATTTGTGCCAAGAGCGCCTGAATGTTGTCCATTCGCTCAAGACCTTTCAAGGCAACTGACTCGTCATAATCATAAAGTTCTATGTGCATCTCATCTATGCCACCGCTTGTTGGCAGATAGACAAGAGCGACCTGATTGACAGGCGCTCCTGTCTGCGCCTT